AACCGCGCACGTTTCAGCATCCCCTGTCGCCCGGACCACGATGACGATTGCCTGATCATGGCATACATCGATCAGCAGACCGCCGCCCTGGCCGAGAGCAAGCGGCGGGTGAATGAACTGGACAAGCTTGTCTACGTGCCTGGCCTTCGGAAGTGTGCGAAGTGCGGCTTTGTGCTCACGACCACCAACATGCACGTCAACCACGGCACATTCTCGGCTGACGACACGCCGAAGGAATGCGCAAACGGCTGCGGCCCTATGTGGCGCGTCACCGAGCGCGACGCCGGCAACGATATGGTTGATCGCTGTGAAGAACAGATCGGCTTGCGGGTGGCCGCCGAGCAACGCGCCTCCGCCCTCGCGGCGAGGGTTAAGTACCTTGAGCGCGCGATCGTGGACAGAAACACCACGATCCAGGCGTGGAGCGAGCAATCAGCTAAGAGCGCGGCGCGGGTCGGCATACTCACCAAGGCGCTGGAGAAAGCCATCCGCTATCACCGTGACGCCGCCGCTGCTTGCGACCGCACTGGCGACTTGAAGGGCGTTGCCCATCACAAACTTTGGGCATCAGAGCTAAGTACCGCCCGTATGGATGAAAGGGGGCCGATCAGTGACTAACGATCAGATCAAGCACATGGTGGATCGCTTCCTCGGGTGGAAGCTGCCTGAGAACTTCAGCCCTGACGCTGGGATCAGCTTCAAGGCGACGTTCAACGAGCACACGGACTATCCGATGAAACACGAGCCATCCGGCACCAATCTGCTCGACGCCACACAGGCAGAGGCGATGGTGCGTTACATGATTGAGGGGATGTCAGAACCGACCGCCCTCGCGGCGCGGCTGGCGGAGGTCGAGGCGGCGCTGCGTGCTACGCGCAAGGCGCTTGATACTGGCGAGGCAACGCGCTTCGAGGCTATCTCGATTATCGACGCCGCCCTTTCTCAGCAGGAGGGGAAGCGCCATGACGGGTGAACTGAAGCCGTGCCCGCTGTGCGGGAGCAAAACCGCGCCGACGCCCACGCGAGAAATCCGGGCCTCATTCATCTGGTGTTATCGCGGCAAGGGCGGCTGCGGATGCTCTACCGGCATGTGGGAAAGCCGCGAGGAAGCCATCGCCGCCTGGAACCGCCGCGCCCAGCAGGAGGACCGCCATGGCGGATGAGACAACCAGACAGAGGGCGGAGGCGTTGCTTGCCGAATTGCGCGAGCGCCACAAGTTCGTCGATGTAGCAACACCCTGGGCCAGCGATCACCGCAACCTGATCGAATCCGCCCTCCTCCGGGAGCGCGCCGAGGCGGTCGAGGAATGGCGAACCGCTGTCGCCTGCTTGTTGCTTTGGACGGAAGATGCGGACTACATGGTCAAGGATATGGAGCCGACCGACAGCGAGCATATCGAGCGCTTCGGCCAGATCATGCGACATCTGACCAGCGAGCACATGGGAGACTGCACGAGGCAGGCATGCACTTGCATGCGGTGTTACTCGGAAGGGCTGCTTCGACAAGCCAACGAATATGCCGCCCTGCTCGGCGCCCGCCCCACCGTCGAGCAGGAGAACACCGATGCGCCCTGACGAGATGCGCGCCGCGCTGGTGGAGAGTCTATGCCGCGCGTTGTGTCACGTCGATTGCTACAACGTAGGTAAAGGCTCTGAGGGCCAGTGCTCCAAGTGCGACCTGTGGAGCGATTACGCCGAACCCGCTGATGCCGCCCTGACGGCCATCGAATCCAAGCTGGCCGAGATCGGCGCCAAGATCACGGTGCGGGAGCCGAGCGAGGCGATGCTCTCGACAGAGATCGACAGCGAAATTCCTGCACACGAATACGAGCCGGCTGATCCGCTTATGTGGCCACAGCGGCGCTGGGTATGGAAATGCCTCTACGACGCCGCCCCAACAACCCCCTGGGAGGAGAGTACCCAATGCCCCGATTGATCCTCTCCAGTGCCATTTTGGCGTTACTCCTGTTTATCGTCCCGTCCCCGCCCCCGGGAAAGCTCCGCTGCGCCATTCCGTCCCTGTCCGTGACTTGCGGCTCGGTGCGATGAATTCCACTCCGACCAAATGGCCTCGAGACGAGCTGGCCAAGTTGCTCTCCCGGGCGTTGGCCGAGCCCCTCCGAGTCCAATGCGCCACACCCAATGACGCCCGCAAGCTTCGGGAGACCCTGTACAAGTTCCGCCGCTCCACCGGCGCCATGGAGTGTCGGATTACGCTCGACGGGAACTTTGTGGTGCTGGTGCCCACGCGGAACCCTATCTTGGAGGATCAAAAATGGCCGTCGTAACCAAGTACATCTGCGATCGCTGCAAAGCCGAGCACGCAGACCCTCGTGAGATGTTCGTGGTGGGGATCGGGCTCTATTGGGTCACACAGCGTCCGGAAAACCAAAGCCTATCCCACCAGCAACTCTGGTGCGATGGATGTCTCCGGACAGTTGGCATCCGCACGGAACCGCGAAAATTCGCTCCTGGTGTTCCGGAGCCGGCGCGCCCTACCTTCGAGTCCATGCTTCGTGCGATCATTCGGGAGGAAATCGAAAATGCTTAGCTTCCAAAACCCAGGCGAAATCGACATCCGCGCCGTTACGACATTCGGAGTCAACGTCAAGCTTTCGGACTCTCCGATTGGCTACTTTGGCACGGGCTTGAAGTATGCCATCGCGGTGGTGCTGCGGCTGGGCGGCGAGATCACCATCCACACCGGAATGCATCGGCATCGCTTCTTTTCCAATGCCGAGTCCATTCGCGGCAAAGAGTTCGCTATGGTTTATATGACCAGTGAGCGAGCTCCGCGGAAAATGCCAGAGACCGACGATGAGTGGATCGAGGCTGCGCCCACGCAGGCCCTGGCCTTCACTCTCGAGCTCGGCAAGAACTGGGAACCCTGGATGGCCTATCGCGAACTCTATTCCAACACTCTGGACGAGAGTGGCACGGTCCATGAGGGTGAAATGCCGCTTCCGGCTGCCGGCTACACTATGATCGCGGTCGATTGCCCGGCGCTCGATGCCGTCCACGCCCAGCGCCATTTCTATTTCCTCGATCCCTCTCGAAAGCCATTCTACTCCCACGGCGGCGTAGAGTTCTACTATGGCACCGCGAACTCCATCTTCTACCGTGGTATCGCTATTGAGCAACTCCAGCGCCCGGCACTTTACACCTACAACTTCACCAAGCGCGTGGACCTGACCGAGGATCGAGTAGCCAAGTACCCTTGGATGCTCCAGTCCGAAATCGCCAACGCCACCGCCGCGCTCACCGACGCCACAGTGCTGGAGCGGATCGTACAAGCATCGGACAACTTCTATGAGCGCAAGCTGGATTACAGCAGCGTTTACTCTCGCCCTGGCGAAGCATTCCTGGCCGTTGGCGCCCGCGCCGTCCGCGCCCGCCAAGTCCAGTCCATGCCGGAGTCGGCTTTGGAGCTAATATTCAAGTACTTGCCAGAGTTGGGCGCCCCGGACGAGGCCCATCCAACCGAAGCGCAGCTGGCCCGCATTGGCGAAGCTCTGGCCCGGCTCCGTGCCGCTGGTATCATCGTCCAGCACAAGGTCTGCCTCGCGCCGAACTTGGACGCGGGGGTGCTGGGCTGCATCCACGGCCGGCAGATCTTCGTGTCCGCCCGCCATGTGGATTTGGCCCCGCTCCGTGAGCTCACCGCCACGATCTTGGAGGAGGAAATCCATCTGCGTTCCGGCGCGCGGGACAACTCCCGCGAAATGCAGGAGGCGCTTCTCTCGGTGCTCATGGACGTGGTGGAGCGCAACAGTGCGCAAGGTGCTTAGCCCAGAAGCCTGCCATCGCATCGCCCGTGCTATTGACGAAGGTGCTCATGCACAGGACCTTGCTGAGCACTATGGCGTGGGCGTGCGGCATATTTACAAGATTGCGGCCAGCTTCCGACAAAGCCTCCCGGTAACGCTCACCCAAGAGCGCACCCAAAAGATGCTCGACGAGTGGCGGGCGGAATGCCAACGAGAGGCTCAAGCGTGGCGGGCGCGCCAGCTAGCAGCAGCCGTGCCCGCGCCCGCCCCGCTCCAACTTCGGCCTCGGCTCCCCGAGTCCCATGGCATCCACGGCAAAAGGAGAAAAGCATAATGCCCAGCTCCAGCGACGAAGAACGCCAATGGGCCGAGAGCAAATTCGGCACCATCGACAGCGAGCCGATCACGGTATGGCTGGAGGGGCGCGGATTCGTGCTCACGCCGGACTGGGAGTTCTTCTTACCAGGGCGCCATCCGCAGGGCGAAGAAGTTCGCGCTCTCTGGTTCCTGGTCGAGGAGTGGGACTTCGGCTTCATGGTCCCGGGCATGAACTTGCTAATCTCGGAGGACTGGTGATGCACCGCCACGATCCCTCCCGCCCCATTGGCCTTTCGGGCCGTCCCTGCTACACCAGTTCCAAGGGCCGGCCCATCGCTGCCCTCCCGCGCCTAGCTCTCCAGCCCCTCGACGACGACGAGTGGGAAGTCACGGTCTGGCTTATGGTCGGGCATGTGACTGCTCGCGAATTCAACTATATCGCGCGGGGCGAGGCTCTCCAGGAGCTACTCTCAATGTGGCGCGTTGACCCCGAGCGCACGCTGGAAGAATTCTTCCACTACTCGAGCGCTTGGCGCGATGCGCTCTCTAGCAGCTACGCGGCCGCTGGTGCGGCGAAGCAGGAAATCACTCTGGCGGGATTGGGGCTATGATGCTCGTCCCACATTCAAAATTTGAACATGGGACCGGGGCCGGCCCGCGCCCGCCCCCGGTCCGCGCCACGCCCGACCGTGCCGTCCGCCCGCGCCCCGCGCCCGTGGCACGAAAAAATTTCACGCCATGCCCGACCGTGCCATTGACAACCGGCCCGCGCCACGGTACATTGCACATCGTACCGGGGCGTCCCGCCCCAATCCCACCCGGCGCCCCGACGCCAACCACACGGAGTCCCCAATGTCCACCCAGCAAATCACCATCCAGGGCCATGAGTTCACTGCTCCCGCGCCGTATGCCGAGGGCCACCAGCTCAACGAGGCCGAGGCCAAGACCCTCAATCAGGTCCTGGGCGAGAACCTGCGCAACAACTTCGCTTCCCGCGTCAAGTCGGCCATGGAGGCCGAGGGCGGCATGACCGAGGCCAAGCTCGCCGAGCTTCGCGAGGCGTTCGTGACCTACGCCGAGGAGTACGAGTTCCAGGGCAAGCGGCAGGCCCGCCAGCCGGCAGACCCGGTCGCCAAGGAGGCCCAGAAGATGGCCCGCGAGGCGATCCTCATGAAGCTCAAGGAGCAGGGCAAGAAGCAGTCGGACTTGGCCGACGGCGTGCTGGACACCCTGGTGAAGCAGCTCGGCGCCCGCGAGGACTACATGGCCGAGGCGCGCAAGCGTATCGAGCAGGTCAAGAGCATGGCGCTGGGCTCGCTGGACGAGATCGTTTCGGCGGCTCCCGCCGCCGCGTAACCGAGGCGCTTGAAACTCTCCGGGGGCGCTTTTCGCCGCAGAGAGCCCTCGGGAAGTTGGAACGGGCGGAGGGGCCGGAATTCTTCCGCCCGTTTCGGAGCACATGCTGGGAAGCCAGATCGTCCTAGGCCACGATTTGCAGCCGGTTAAATTCCGTGCGGTGTGCTTTCCGAAGCCCCAGCCACCAGTCGGGAGTCCCGACTCGTGACTAGAGTTTCGGCAGGTGGTGTAGCGTGGGGTTACTTCTCTGGCTAGTGAAACCCCATGCGTTTGTTCCCCTGCTGGAGTAATTCGGGCGTGGTGGAGCGACACGAGTAATGCTGGGGGCGGTTTTGAGCCAACAAATCCAGCCCCGATCGTGGTTCGAGAGGTGGTGTAGTTAGCGGATACTTCTCTTTTGGTCGTGGGTTCGAATCCCACTCGGGCGCGCAAGCGTCCGGTAGCTCAGGGGTAGAGCAAAAGACTGGCGAAAGCCGTTCCGCTAGCGTCTGTTCCCCTCTCGTGGAGTTTGGACGGTGGTGTAGTTTGCAGATACTTCGGTTGAGACGTAAGTCTTGTGGTTCAAGTCCACAGATCTGCAAGCGCCGGTTCCCCGCCCGCCAATTTGCCAGGTGGTGTAGATTACGGATACTTCTCTTGAGGAGGCGAGGTCGCTGGTTCGAATCCAGCCAGGTTCCCGCAATGGAACCTGTAGCGCAGTGGTTAGCGCGCGCATGCGTCCGTAATCGTTTGTTCCCCTGGCATTCGACGTTTGGAGCGGGAGTTAGATAATTGCGCCATGCTTACGAGACGACAGACCCAGGCGCCTTGAGCGGAGGGTGACTCCCGAGATCGTAAGCACCGAATGGGCCGGTACTAGGTGACACGTCCAACCAATAGCCCAGGGGCGTGACAGTTCGGAGAGACGACACACTTTACGAGCTTGGAGGCTCACCATGCGACTCAATGCCCCAAACCGCACCCCGCCGGAGTTCACCCACGAGGGCGCCCTCGCCGCCCCGCACCTCACCCCGCTCCAGCGCCTGCGCCGCTCGGTACTCTCGTGCCTGCTCTGGGAGCGCGAGTTCTACGAAGATGGCCAGTCCATCGCGGACCGCATCGTGGCGCTGGTGCCGGAAGTGGCGCCGCAGAGCGTGGTGGAACTGGCCATCGAGGCCCGCCACAAGATGCACCTGCGGCACGTTCCGCTGCTCTTGCTGGTCGCCCTGGCGAAGTCCGAGTCCACCAAGCTCCGCGCCGCAGGCCCCAAGGCCACGGGCCAGGGCTGGGTCGAGGACGCTCTGGAGCTCGTGATCTCCCGAGCGGACGAGCTCAGTGAATTCCTCGCGATCTACTGGAAGCTGAATCCGGCCCCGGCCGGCAAGCGCCGTGCCCCCATTGCCAGCGCCGTAAAGCGCGGCCTGGCCCGGGCGTTCGCCAAGTTCGACGAGTACCAGCTGGCCAAGTACAACCGCGACGGGGCGATCAAGCTTCGTGACGTGATGTTCTTGACTCATCCCAACCCGAGCAAGGGCGCGGGCAAGGAGTCCCCGCCGGAGCGCATCGAGACGCTGCGCCGGCTAGCCGCTAAGACCCTCGCCACCCCGGACACCTGGGAGGTTGCGCTATCCGCCGGTGCCGACAAAAAGGCCACCTTCGAGCGGCTTATCGCCGAAGGGAACTTGGGGTACTTGGCGCTCCTACGTAACCTCCGCAACATGCAGCAGGCCGGGTGCGATGAGGCCATCGTCCGCGAAGCGGTGCTAGCGCGGAAGGGCGCTGGCCGCGTGCTGCCGTTCCGCTATGTCGCCGCCGCCCGCGCCGTTCCCCAGTGGGAGCCCTGGATCGACCAAGCCCTGCTCGACGCCATTAGCGAGCTCGAGCCCCTGCCGGGCCACACCGCGGTCCTAGTGGACGTGAGCGGGAGCATGCACGACAAGCTCTCCGCGAAGTCCGATCTCACTCGAATGGACGCCGCCGCCACGCTGGCCTCGATCATGCCGGGCGCGGTCCGGATGTTCTCGTTCTCGAACTCGCTGGTAGAAGTCCCGCCGCGCCGAGGCATGGCCGGGGTGGACGCCATCATCAAGTCCCAGCCCCACGGCGGCACCGAGCTATTCCGTGCCATTGCCGAGCTCAACGCCCGCGTGCCCTCCGACCGGCTTATCGTTATCACCGACGAGCAGGCCACGAACGGCTGGGCGGCCGGCGGACCCACTCGCTGCCCCGATCCGATTAGCCGAGGCTATATGATTAACGTGGCCTCGGCTCGGAACGGCGTGGGCTACGGCAAGTGGACCCACATCGACGGGTTCAGCGAGGCCGTGCTGCGGTACATCGCGGAACTGGAGCGTCCCTGTGGCTGAACCCCTGGAGCTCCTCTACCAAGCCCTCCACTCCCCGCTGGGCATCGAAATCCGGAGCGATGATGTGCCGAACGCATTGTTCCGCCTCTACGCTGCCCGACGGAACTCCGGGGATCCGGATCTGGACCGCCTCCAAATGCGGCGCCAGCCAGACCCCTCGCTCATCTGGATCGTCCGGGGCAAGGCGCCCGCGCCCGCTACGCCAGCGCCCGGCGTGGACCTTCCCCAGTCATAGGAGTCCCCCGTGCCAAGACTCGAGGACGAGGAAACCATTCGGACTCACATCCACATTTACAAGTCGGACTACGACTGGATCATCAAGAACTTCCACCCAGTTCCCGGGTACTCGAAGTTCATCCGGCTGGCGCTGCGGAAATTCCGCCAGCACATCGAGGCCGCTCACGCCGCCCAGGCCGCCGGCAAGCCGCTCCCGCCGGCAGGCGAAATCCCTGGACTCGAGGAGGCCGCGCGTGGAGACGGCTAGAGAGCGCACTCGAAAGTTCCTCCAAGAGGAGCTCGATCGAACCCAAGCGGAAATCTCGGCGGACCGCAACAAGCTCGATGCGCTCCTGTCCCGTATCCAAGAAATCAATTCGCTGATGAAGGAACTGGAGAAGAGCTGATGTCCAAGCCCACGCTCTGCCTCGATTTCGACGGGGTTATTCACTCCTATACCAGTGGTTGGAAAGGCCCGGCCACGATCCCCGATCCACCAGTGCCCGGCGCGTTCCAGTTCATCGAAGCGGCGCTGGAGAGCTTCGAGGTGGCGATTTTCTCCAGCCGCTCGGGCCAGGAGGAGTCATTCGACTCCGGCCTCCGAATCCGCTACGGCACCGTTGCCATGCGCGAGTGGTTCGCCAAGTGGGCCGAGAAGGAACTGGGCCTCGTTCGCGGCCGTGGGGTCTGTGCCCTGGTTAGCTGGCCCGAGCGCAAGCCTTCTGCATTCATCACCATCGACGACCGCGCGATCACCTTTACTGGCCAGTGGCCTTTGATCGCCGATCTCCACGCCTTCAAGCCCTGGAACAAGCAGGAGCCCCAGTCCAATGTCGGAACTTCCGAAGCCAGAACTATCCACGAACGCGAGCTTGCCCGACAAGCCGAAGCCGTCCGCACCGGAAACCCCGGCACCTAGCAATCCCATCGCCGAGGCCTCGGTCGGTTCGCTGGACGAGCTCTTTTCCCGTGACCCCTTGGATTTGTCCAAAGCCGATCGGGCGCGGATTGTGCAAGCTCTTCGCGACCAGCGCGCCCGTTGGCAACTGGACGAAAAGGCTGGCAAGACGCGGGCCAGCGCCGCGCCGAAGCCCGCGAAGTCCGCTGGTACAGCTAAGCTGGAATTGAAGGATCTGGGGCTATGATTAGCAATTCAATCACTTTCGAGCCCTTTCCGAAGATCGGACGTCTCTCGCGTGACATGATCGTGACTGAGAAGCTGGACGGCACCAACGCGCAGATCATCGTGACCGAGGACGGCCGGATCGGCGCCGCGTCGCGCTCGCGCCTGCTGGTGACGCAGGGCGCGGACGGCTCCTGGACCTGGGCTTGCGAGGACAACCACGGCTTCGGAACCTGGGTGATGTCGAACGCGCCCGCGCTCCGCTTGCTTGGCCCCGGCCGGCACTTCGGCGAGTGGTGGGGCGGCGGCATTCAACGCGGTTACGGGCTCGGCCACGAGAAGCGTTTCAGTCTGTTCAACGTGCGGCGCTGGTCGGACTCGGAGAAGCGTCCAGCCTGCTGCCATGCTGTGCCGACGCTCTACACGGGCGAGTTTGACACCGGCACTGTCGCGCTCGTAATGGACGACCTCAAGAGGAACGGCAGCGCCGCCGCACCTGGCTTCATGTCTCCAGAAGGTGTGGTGATTTTCCACACGCAGAGCGGCGCGCTGTTCAAGAAAACGTTTGAGAGGGACGACGCCGGCAAGGGCAGGGAACCGATGTCGGAGATGTCATCATGACTGCTATGCTGCCCCAGTCCAACTCCAGCTTCTCCACCCAGCTCCCCACGCTCCAGATCGCCTGGGACTCCACTTCGCTCGGCCTCTTCAAAGAGTGCGAGTACAAATACTACCTGACCATGGTGCTGGGCTACGTCCCGCGCTCCGAGTCCGTTCACTTGACCTTCGGCACCCTGTATCATTCCGCCCTGGAGCGCTACGATCACTCCCGCTCCGGAGGCGCCGACCACGAGGAGGCCCTCGACGTTACTCTCGAGTGGCTACTTCGGGCCACCTGGAACTACACTCTGCGGCGCCCCTGGGCTAGCGACGACGAGAACAAGAATCGCTTCACTCTGGTCCGGACCGTGGTGTGGTATCTGGATGAATGGCACCTGGATCGCTCCGATCCGTGCCGAACCATTCTGCTGGACAATGGCCGGCCGGCCGTGGAACTGTCGTTCCGCTTCCCTACTGGCATCGCGGCCGTGACCGGCGAGCCGTTTTACTTGTGCGGCCACATGGATCGCTTGGTGGAGTTCAACTCCCAGGTCTACGTCATGGACCGCAAGACCAGCAAAAATACAATAAATGCGGGGTTCTTCAAGAAGTTCTCCCCCGACAATCAGTTCACGCTCTACACGCTGGCGTCGCATGTGGTCTGGAACACCCCGGCCGTGGGGCTCATCGTGGACGCCGCTCAAGTCGCTGTTACGTTCTCGCGGTTCGAGCGGGGCTTTGTATCGCGCAGCGCGGAAATCCTCGATGAGTGGTTCAAGGACCTCTCGGGGTACTTGGCCGCAGCGCAACACGCCGCCAGCGTCGGCCATTGGAAAATGAACGACAAGGCCTGCAATAACTACGGCGGCTGCCAGTTCCGGGATATTTGTTCCAAGTCTCCCAGCGTCCGCCAAACCTGGCTGAATAGCGCGTTCCACAAACGAGTGTGGGACCCGCTCAAGGTTCGAGGGGACATCTAGCCCGCTAACAACACCGGACCCATGCTAACAAAATCCTACAAATTCACCATTGCATAACCACCCCCGTTGCTCTACCCTCGGAGTCCCCATGCCCCCACTTTCCCAGCACCACGCCGCCCAAACCACCAAAGCCCTCGTTATGGGCGACACTGGCAGCGGCAAAACCGGAGCCCTCGCGTCCTTAGCCGACGCTGGCTACAATCTCCGCATTCTCGACATCGACAACGGTCTGGACATTCTCCGGAATGTTCTCATGGCGCCGAGTTCCCCGTACAATAAGTCCGCAATCGAGCGGGTTACTTTCCGGACCATCCGCGAGCCCATGAGGCGGCTCGGCGGGCGCCTCGTCCCGGCCAAGGCCGTGATCTGGGAAGAAGTCGCCAAACAACTCATGGATTGGAAGGACACCGACGCCGACGGCAAGGAGATTTCGCTCGGCCCGGTCACGTCCTGGTCCCCCCAAGAGGTCCTGGTGGTGGACACCCTCACCGCGCTCTCTTGGGGCGCGTGGAACTGGCATTGCCAGATGAACGGCAAGCTCGGCGGCGAGGTCACGGGCTTCGAGTACCAGCGATTTATGGGGCAGGTCCAGACGCTCTTGGAGGGATTTTTGAACCTTCTAGCTGACTCGTCCGTGAAGTGCAACGTGATCGTGAACTCGCACGTCACCTACGTCCGCGACCCGGGGATGCCCAAGCCCAAGGACGACGAGGCCGATCCCGTTCACGGCTACCCCAGCGCCATCGGCAAGGCGCTCTCCCCTCGGATACCTCGGTTCTTCAACTCGGCGCTGCTGGTCAAGGTCGATGGTTTTGGCGCCTTCGCCAAGCACAAGATCTACCCCCACACCCAGGGCATCGTCCCAGCGAAGTCCTCGAATCCCTTCGGCGTGGCGCGGGAATACGGAATTGAAAAGGGACTGGCCGAGTATTTCGCCGCCGTCCGTGGCGCTGCGCCGACAGCACCAGTGCCAACTCCGGCACCAGTTGCTGCGCCCACTGGTGCTGTGTTCCCGGTGAAGCTCCGCTAATTGGTTTCGGGCTGCGCCCGAAAGGTGGTTGTCGAGGGCACCTTGTTGCTTCCCCCGGCGAATGATGAAACCCTAACCCAGGAAAACCCACTATGACCGCTGATTTTCGCACTATGCTCTCCAAGCCGGCTGCCAGCGCCGAACGTCCGGCGACCCTGCCCGCCGGCACGTACATCGGCGTTCAAGTTGGCTTCAAGTACACCGAGGCCAACTTCGAGCGCGACGGGACCAAGCCCCTCGTGGTCCGGTTCTCGTACCGCCTCCAGGCCCCTGGCGACGACGTGCAGCCTGAGCTGCTCGCCGGCATCAAGGATCTCCAGCAGCGGATCGTGACTCGGGATTTCGAGGTCGCCGAGGACAAGCAGTGGATTCTGCGTCAGTACTTGGAATCCGTCGCCCCGGAGCGTGTCGCCGCCGGCGCCTCGTTCCACGAGCTCATCGAGTCCGAGACCAACGGCAAGGCGTACTTGCTCGAGATCACGGCCACGCCGGGCAAGGGCAAGAACGAGGGCCAGACGTTCAACAACGTCGGGAAGGTTTCAGCATACAAGGGCTAGGCCGGGGGGCCTAGCTTCAGTAGCGTAGTTTCGCAGGCGCCGTCCGGACGGCCATCGACTCCGGACTAGCGTCCTCCAGGCCGCAGGGGGCCGGCCGCGCTGTCCCCACCAGGAGAACGTAATGCTCGCTCGCAGACGATTTCTTCAGGGACTATTCATCGCGCCAGCAATCGTTTCGGCCGCGAATTTGATGCCGATTTCAGCGACACTTTCCGAGTCGCTGATATTGGGCTATCACGTTTACGATCCGGACTCGAATCTGGTGGTATGGAAGTCTCGTACAGAAATCCTCGCAAGCAAGCGTTATTTGCCATATCTGGCACCCAAGCCCGAAGAGCTTTTCAACGAGCAAGTTGATGCACAGCTGGCAGTCTTACCGCTGGGACCGAATTTGGACTCGAAAGAGTGGCTCCGGCGGCGCGAGGCGCAAATTCGACATCAAGCTCGAATGACCGAAGCTCAACGAGATGAGTGGCAGAAAACTAACGGACTTTGGGTGAGACTCACCTAGAGTTCGACTGCGGGAAGGGGCGCCGCTCTTGCGGCGCGGGCGAGAGGCTGGGGATGAAGGTCACCGACGCCTACAGGCGCGCTCCATGCGCGTCAATTCTCGTTGAGCGTGATCGACGCCAACGCCGCGCTTTCACCACGGAGGATCTCAAGCCCTCCATCGCCGCGCGCGGGGTACTCAGCCCCATCATCGTGGAAGAGCGCCCGGACGGCGCGCTGGCACTCATTGCCGGCGAGCGACGGCTCACCGCGTCGATCGAACTGGGCTTGCCCGACATCCCAATCCGCCTGGCCTCGGAACTGTCCCCCGTCGAGGCCCAGATCATCGAGCTGGAGGAAAACCTCAAGCGCCAAGATTTGAGTTGGCAGGACCAGGCCCGCGCCATCGCAGGGCTTCACGCCCTCTACCAGTCCGACGATCCGGAATGGACCCAGGCCGCCACCGCGCTCGCCATCGGAGTCACGCCTAGCTTAGTGTCCATGACCCTGCGAGTGGCACGAGATCTGGCGCAGGAGCGGATCGCCGGTGCTCCGAACCTCAACGCCGCGCATAACATGCTAGCGCGCGTGGACTCGCGGAAGCTGGGCGATATGGCCTCGGACATTATCGCGGCGGGAATTGGGATCGTCACGGGTGCCATTGGCGCGTTCACGGGCGCGTCCGCCGCGTCGGCCGGTTCCCCGGTGCCGGGCGTGGCTCCTGGTGCCGTAGGCCCCGCTATTGCGCCCGGATCGGGCGTTTTGGCGCCGCCGCCCGCCGTCCCAATTGCCATGCCCCCACCGCCGCCCGAGTCCATTCTCAACGAGAGCTTCTTGACGTGGGCGCCCACGTACTCCGGCCCCAAGTTCAATTTCGTCCACTGCGATTTCCCCTACGGCAAGAACGTTTTCAAGGGGGAGCTATCGGGCCGGGATAAATGGCTAACCTACGACGATTCGCCGGAGCTCTATTGGGAGCTCATCGATTGCTTCTGTGCGAACCTGGACCGCTTCATGGCGTATTCGGCGCATTTGATGTTTTGGCTCTCAGCCGACATCGAAACCCTCGCCGCAACTGTCCAGCGGTTCGCTGAGCGCGCCCCCGAGCTTACATTCCAGTCCAAGGCCCTCATTTGGCATAAGACCGACAACGTAGGGGTGCTGGCAGATCCCAAGCGCGGCCCGCGCCACGTTTACGAAACCGCGCTCATTGCATCGCGCGGAGATCGCCAGATCGTAAAAGCGGTCAGCGATGTTTACGGCTCCCCCACCGACAAGCGCCACCACCATTCCACCAAGTCCCAGCCCATGCTGGAGCACTACTTCCAGATGTTCGTGGATGAGACCACGACGCTATTGGACCCAACCTGCGGTGGGGGTAGTTCGCTCCGAGCGGCCGAGGCCAGAGGCGCTGCTAGTGTGCTGGGGCTGGAAATCGACCCCGAGCATTACGCCAACGCCAATAGCGCCCTGCGGCAGTTCCGCACTCTGCGAAAGGTGAGCGCATGACCAAGTGTGCAATAACACTCTGCACGTTCGACGACAAAACCATTTGTGGTGCTAGGGACTGCCCGCAAAAGAGAGGAGCTCTCGTGCCCGAAATCCCCGCCCCGCCGATCTTCTCCCACGCCAAATTCGACGCCCTGGTGAAGTCCACCATGACCGAACTGGAGCGCCTCGCCCGCGTCAAGGGCGGCGAGTATGCCGGCGACCAGGACCGCCTCGCGAACTTCCGCCGCAACGCCGCCGATCTGGGCCTCAACATGGAGACCGTCTGGCGGGTCTACGCCGGCAAGCACTGGGACTCCATCACCCAGTACATTCGGGACCTGCAAGTCGGCAAAATGCGCGAGCGGGCTGAACCCATGGCCGGCCGGGCGGACGACCTCATCGTGTATCTGATCTTGTTCAAGGCCATGCTGGCGGAACGGGGCCAGCAATAAAAGGAGAATAAAAATGGTGGATACACTGGGAGACGCACTGCCGCGCGAGATAGCTCGCGTCACGAAGCTGATCGAACTCTACGCGACCATTCCAACCGGGGTGTTTGCCATCGCCATGATGCGACAGTCATTAGCTCACGCATCGAAGGCCATGATCGAAGGCGATCTTGTCGAGATGATCCGCGCTTACGAAGATCTGAAAGGGTTCCACGAGTGAAGTGCCGCGTTCCCAGCTGCTGCGCCCCGGCATTTGCCCGTGGCTGGTGTCGCCCGCACTACATGCGTCAGTACCGTCGAGGAGACCCTGAGGCTCCGCGCTTACGTGCGCCAATGAGGGAGAAGGTCCATGCTGACATTAGCGGATTTCTCGATCATAACGCCAGCGCCCACGCCGCCGGAGCCCAGCGAAGTGCCCCGCGAGCTGCGTCTCCGCGTCCATTGCCAATGGATTAGCGGCGACCCGTCGTTCGACGACGCTTGCAAATGCGGCGCCCTCACTTACGGCGCGAGCTATTGCACTTGGCACCAGAGCCAAGCCTACCGTAGGGAACTCTCCAATGCTGGGTAAATTAATCGTCCGCATGGACAACAAGGACGACCTGGGCATCGAGTGCGACGACGACGCCGCCCAGAATGTAATGCTGGGCTTTAGCGAGTCCGCGCCCACCATGACCATTAACGTCGCCGGTGGAGCCCGGTACTTCTTGGTCAAGAGCAAAATCTCCACGATCTCATGGGTGCCCTTGCCGGGGCCAGTGGTCCAGCACTAGTCCGTCCCGCCATGGACCCGCTCGAGCCCTTCGCCCATACCAGCGGCCCCAAGGACGCCCGCGTCGTGCTCGTGGGCGAGGCCTTTGGCGAGCAAGAGGAACGAATTGGCCTTCCGTTCGTCGGCACCTCGGGCCAAGAACTCACCCGAATGCTGGGCGAAGCCGGCATCGACCGCTTCCAGTGCCTCTTAACCAACGTTTTCCCGTTGCGTCCTCCTGACAACAACATCGAGGCCCTCTGTGGAAAAAAAGCCGACTGCGGACCCGGATATTTCCATTCCGCCTTCCGCCAGGGAAAATACTTCCTCCCAAAGTATCTCCAACATCTCCAGCGGCTACGAACGGAGCTATCCGCGGCGCCACGCAATTTGGTGGTGGCTCTTGGTAACACTGCTTGCTGGGCTCTTTTGGGTAGCAGTGGTATTGGGGGCCTACGAGGCTCTACCGCATATTCTACGCTGGTTCCTGGAGTAAAGATCCTTCCCACGTACCATCCAGCGGGTGTGCTCCGGAATTGGGCGTGGCGGCCGATAGTGCTAGCGGACTTCCAAAAGGCTAAGCGCGAGGCCGAGTCTCCGCTCATCGTCCGACCGGAACGAGAAATTCTCATCGAGCCCACACTCGACGAACTGGTGGAATGGTTCAACCGCCCGGCAGAACTCTACGCCTGCGACGTGGAGACCTCCCGGCGGCAAATCACGATGATTGGCTTTGCCCGGAGCGCTCGCGACGCGGTAGTGGTGCCATTTTTGGACTGGACCAAGCCGGAGCACTCCTATTGGCCCACGGCCGAGGCGGAACTCACGGCGCGGTACTTGTGCGGCAAGGCCACGGGCGGCCCGGTGCCCAAGCTATTCCAGAACGGTCTCTATGATCTCCAGTATATGTGGCGGGAGGGCTTTCCGCTCCGGAACTGTTTGCATGATACCATGCTGCTTTCACATTCCCTCTGGCCCGAAATGCAAAAAGGACTTGGATTCCTGGGTTCCATCCACACCGACGAGGGGAGCTGGAAACGGCTCCGCAAACAAGAGGATACCAAGAGGAACGCATGAGACTGGTTATTCTGGAAAGCCCCTACGCCGGCGAAGTCGAGCGCAACGTCCTCTATGCTCGCCGCGCCATTCGCCATTCGCTCGCCCAGGGCGAGGCTCCCATCGCCTCACACCTACTCTACACCCAACCCGGCGTACTGCACGACTCCATTCCCCATGAGCGGGACTGGGGTATCGCCGCCGGATTGGCATGGCGCCGGGTTTGCCCATTTCGAGTGTTCTACATCGACTATGGCATGTCGGGCGGAATGCGCCACGCCGAGGCCCAGCTTCGCCAGGAGCTCACTGGGGTCCAATTCGCCCAGCAGGTCGAGTACCGCAAAATCGGGGAAAATCCGTGAGGCTTCTTCTGGAAAGCGCGAAAATCGCCGTTGGAATATGGCTGGGAATTTTCGTGATCTCTTTTGTGCGAGAGCTTGGCAACATAAAAGGCTGGTGGTACATCACTCCGATGTGCTGGTAGCCCCCATGCCCATCATCCGCACCCACGAAGTGGACCCCACCACGCTGGAGAAGTTCCAGCGGGACCAAGTGTACAACGGCCTGGACAATGCCGTGACCTGGGAGGTCTTTTCTAAGATCTCCAAGCTCTATAACCAAGAGCCCGAGCCGTACTCTTTCACCCGCGCCATTCAAGCCCCAGCGCTGGAAATGATGCTTCGTGGATGGAAGGTCGATCTTTATGAGCGCGACAAACGAGTGGCGGAACTCACCGCCGAGCTCGCCCAACTTTACGACATTCTGGACGAGTATGCCGCTGCCGTTTGGGATCGCCCACCGCGAATGGCAAAGGCTGCTGGCCGCTTACTTCGACTTAATCCTGCTAGCCGTTCCGACATGCTGGCATTTTTCTGCTCCATCAAGGAGAACAAAGACAAGTCCATTACCAAGCTCGACGAGGGCATGGGGCTTCCAGCAGTCCGCACCAGCAAAAAGGGCGAAAAGAAGCTCTCAATGGACCGCGAGGCCCTCGAAAAAATAGAGCAATACTTCTACGCCATGCCGATTGTGGCCGTGGTGCTGGCGATCCGCGAGACCGCTAAGCAGCGGGAGCAGCTTCTAACCGAAGTGGAAGCCGACGGCCGGATGCGTACCAGCTACAACATCGTTGGTGCGGAGACGGGCCGCTGGAGCTCGTCCACCAACGCCTGGGGCACGGGCGGGAACTTGCAAAACGTCAATCCGCAATTGCGGGCGATTTTCGAGGCCGATCCTGGCTGGAAGCTCGCGGGCATGGATTTGGAGCAGGCCGAAGCCCGTGAAGTCGGCTTCAAGATTGGAACTCTGTTCGATGATTGGACGTACTTAGATGGCTGCGAAAAGGGCGACCTGCATACCACGACCGCGAAGCTGATCTGGCCCAATTTGGCGTGGACTGGAGACGCCAAGCGCGATCGCGAGCTCGCCGAGCAGCCATTCTACCGGCATTTTTCCTACCGGGACATGAGTAAACGAGGGGGTCACGGGACTAGTTATTACGGAACCCCCTTCACCATGGCTCGACATCTTAAAGTCCCGATCCGCATGATGGAAGAGTTCCAGGCCAAGTTCCTCGGCCAGGCCTATCCCGGCATTTCCAAATGGCACCGCTGGGTAGCGGAGCAACTCCAGACCGTCCAATTCATGACCACTCGGTTCGGGTTCACTCGACACTTTTTCGGCCGACCCAACGACGATAGCACGCTCCGCGAAGCGATTGCCTTCGAGCCCCAGTCCAACACGGCCTACTGCACCAACTTGGGCCTCTGGCGCCTCTGGAAGCATCTCCACCCCCGCATCATTCTCCTCCACCAGAACCACGACGCGGTGTACTTCATGTACCGGGAGGAAGAAGAACTGGAAATCCTGCCCCTGGCACTCAAGCTGATGCGCGTGCGGGTGGAATTCCAGGGCCGGGCGTTCGAGGTCCCGACCGATTGCGCCGTGGGCTGGAACTGGGGCAAGCACCACGACGAGTCCAAGCCCACTCCGGGGTGGACCGACAAAAATGGCACTTGGCATTCCAACCCTTACAATCCCAATGGACTGAAAAAGTGGAAAGGCCAGCGTGACGAGCGCAAGCGGCTCAGCGGCCTGGCTCGGCCGCTCTAAGGAGGACCATGATGTTAGTAGATGTCTATGAAGCTGGTGAACAGCAAACCATGCCACTCTGGAAGTTCTGTGAGCTCATGGAATTCTCTGCTGTACAAATTGTCCATATAACACACTGCTTAGCTGTGTCGCCATATCCGTTGTATCACTGCAGAACAAAAGAGCGTTATCTCATGGTCCGTAGACACGGGCTCGGACCAGAATGGACAAAGCCGGAATTGCTCGGCTAGTGCGCGTCCCAATCCTCATAGCCGGAACGGTAGAGGTCCTGGATTGGATCGAGCTCCGTGAACGGCCGCAGATCCCATACTGGCGTATTATTCTACCGGAGCCGCAGCCACTTACTTTCCATAACATCTGGATCGAACCCGAACCGATCGAGTACATGGAATGTTCAGTGGTCCTCACCGAAGGTGATAAATTTTACCTGCTTGCTTCCGCCCCCGATGCGCTCCGTTACCGTGCTGCATTGGCCCGCCGTAACGCAAACTCCTTAGGCCCACGTGAGCTGGATTGATAAGTTCCTCGAATACGCCGCACCAGTCCCGACCCCGGATCTTTTCCGGCTATGGGCTGGGATTTCCGCTATCGCGGGGGTCTTGGAGCGTCGTGTCTGGACGGCGGTCATTCCGGGCAAGCCCATTTTTCCGAACATGTACAACTTGCTCGTCGCCAACCCAGGCATCGGCAAGTCCATAATCATCGAGGAGGTCCGCGACCTGTGGAATGCTATCGAGCGCCCCGGCTTCGGTCGCCTTTTCATCGCGCCAGAAGGCGTAACCAAGGCTGCTATTTTGGATGCCCTCGACGAGTCCAAGCGGATCGTAATGGTCGCCAATGGCAGTGGGATCTTGCATCCCTTCGAGTACAACTCACTCAATATCGCTGCTAGCGAGTTTGGGGTACTGGTGCCGTCGCACGATCTGGAATTCATGAATGTAATGAACCATATTTACGACAATCCTCCGGTGATGCGAGATCGGACTCGGACCAGCAAATCGGTAGCCATTAACAAGCCGCAAATCAACATGATCGCGGGAACTCAGCCAGGATACCTGGCGTCGCTCTTGCCCGAAGAAGCCTGGTCCATGGGCTTCATGTCGCGGGTGGTTATGCTATACGCTGGAGCGGGGCCGGACCAGCGGCTCTTCGAGGGCAAGGGCCTCGACGCCGGGCTCAAGGCCGAACTACTTCGCGAGCTCCTCCACATGACCACGCTCCATGGGTACTTGGATTGGGAGCCCGATGCCCAGCGGGAACTGGTAGAGTGGTACGCCGGCAAAATGCCCCCGACACCGGAACATTCCAAGCTCCAGCACTACTGCTCCCGCCGACTCATCACCACTTGCAAAGTCGCGATGATCTATGCCATCGCCGGGGGCGAAGCAGCTATTTCACTCGATGCCTTCCGTGCCGGCCGCGCCGCCGTGCTCCAGGCCGAGCTCGCCATGCCCGATGTGTTCCGTGAGATGGTCAAGCGGAGCGATGGCGAGGTCATCAAGGAAATGCATTACTTCTTGTGGAAATTGTGGCTCAAAAACAAAAAGCCGCTGCATGAGTCCATGCTGGTGCATTTTCTGTCCGCTCGGGTGCCGAGCGAAAAAGTGATCCGAGTGATCGAAATCGCGGCACGAGCCAATGTAATCCAGTTGGCGCCGGGGGAAAATCGACTGTGGATTCCAATGCCCAGCGATCAATTTGGAGGAATTGAGTAATGTCACTGGGGCCATCTTCAAATTTTGAACATGGGACCAGCCCTCGTACCCGTATCACAATCCGCCAGTACCATGAAATCCGCAAGCTCCGCCAATCCGGCAAGACCCTTACCCAAATCGCCGAGCTTCTTGGCCTAAACAAGCACACCATTCGACACCACTGCCGGGACCTCAAGAGCACTGTGGTTTTCAAATATCAAGTGGTCGGAAAATTGGCGGACGCGGGCCTTTCCAACGCTACCATTGCAGAGCGCCTCGGAATCCCCATCGGCCATGTCAAGTCATTCCGCTGGCGCTGGCGATTGCACTCCGCCGGCCTTCCACTGCCCCGCCGCATCCGTTAGTCCACTGCCGAGCCGCCACGCATCGACGCCCGTTGCTCTGGCGTCCAGACCTCGCGCCGCGAAGCTTGCTTCGCCATCCAGGCCGCCGCGACACCATTCCAGACCTTGATGATCGCATGCGCCAGTACCGCGATCAACAGCACGATACTCCCTGCAATGCTCTCCGTGACCTCGGGCATTACCCCGGACTGCAACCATTTCCCAAGGAACATGATGAGCGGAACCTGACTTGCCGCTCCACCTGTAACAGCAAGTCCTGTTGCAGCCGGTGGCATGCTAGCCTCCTATTTTGGTCTCAGTTGCTGCTGAAGCTTCCGTGCGCGCAATTCCGCGCCCGCCAAGCGTTTTTCCACGCTAATGGCGCGGCGTTTCAGTTCATCGTTGCGACGCTGTGCTTGGTTCAATTGCAAATTGACCGATTCCACTTGGTCGATCGCTTGCTTCGCTAGCTTCATAAAATGGTCGTTGGCGTCGTCAAGCTGCTTCGCTAAAGCGTGCATCTTCCGCTCCACTTCTTCGACCATCCCCGCCAGGGCCACCGACAATCGCGCAAAGCGATGTTCTCTCGAGTTCGGATCGGACGACAATCGCAACACCTGCTTGGCTTCGGCAAGCGTAGCATCCATGTCGAAAATCGGTTCTCTCCCCACCATCCCCGCCCCACTGCTATTACTACGGGATTTCGATTTCCGTAGCTGGCCAATCTACGTTTTGCCCCGCCAGCTTTTGCTGCAGCACCGCATTGACGCGGAACACATAAGAGCTGATGGCGATTGCTAAGTTCTTGATGGCATCGGGAGTGAAATCGTGTGGAACGCCGTTGGCGTCGCCGTAGGGCAACTTTGCCAATCCCGTTGGAAATCCGAGCCCCGCCGCCAACGCCGCCACGATCCCGGTCACATTCGCCCGTGCCTCCGCGTCAATCGCGTAAGGGCCATTGATTTCGGGCGCGGAGACCGAGCGGATTGTAATGGGCTCGATCAGCTTCCGCGCGCCCAAGTTCCGCAATTGCCGCTCCGCACGCGCAACCACATCGGCATTCCACTCATCGGCGAACGCCTGCCGCTCCGCTCGAGTAAGTGGCTTGCGCCCGGGAATGTCGCCAACGTCATTGGCAGTGAAGGTCATCGTAGCTCACCCGTTATTGATGCCGTAGAGCCGGAAGGTGCCCACTTGGACGTTGCCCGAGCTATAGTAGAATCGGAGCCCGTCGATTGCCGAGACGCTACCTTCGTACTGTCCGGCGCTAACCACCAAGTAATAATACGGCCCGGTGTTGCGCCGCGAGTAGCTGGTCCAACGCAAGATCTTGTAAAACGTAGTTCCCGCCGGATTGTCGATCCGCAGTTGTCCCGAAGTCACCACCTCCGCCACGCCAGTATCGGTGTCCGGAGCGATCTGGAATTCTGTGCCAGCGGGCGTGGTGGTTTCCGTGACCGCACCCCCCGAACCGGCGATTTCATCAGTTCGATAATTCGCCGTCTGGAATGCTGCAGCAACAGAAATCCGAGAGCGGAAAACCGCCGTGTCGGTTTGTGGCTGCACGCCATCGAATTCCACCACATACGCGGGATAGGAGCCATCCAGTCCGGTGAAATCAATCGCCGCCGAGCCCGCCGCCGTTTGTTCCCAGAGAAAATCTTGCGCGCCCGCCGGCGTCAGCAGCGTTAAGTCCGTGCCGTTGTAAACCACCTCGTACCAGCGACCTGATTTCACCACGCCCGCGTTGACTCGGAACCCGGCCCGGGTTTTCACCGCTAGCGCACTCAAGCCGCTAATAGCGATGGTCATTTGGCCGGTGTTGGTGAACCCAGCTTGGAAAAGCCAAATAACGCCAGTGGAATAAGCAGTGATTGGCGTGGAGGGTGTGAGGGTCTGCGAATTGGCGCTGCCGCCGCTAGTGCCGCCGTACCGCTGGATTTCCTCCGAAACCGTGAGATCGTTGAAACCAACTACTTGATCGGAGATGGTATTGTCCAAGGAATCTTTCACAATTTGTCGGAAAAGCCCACTGCCGTAAATGCTGGCACGGCCGGCGCTATCCAGCACCACCGGGTTCGCATTCGGCGTGGCGAGGTTGTAATCCGAGTAAGTGTTCTTGGGCGTTGTGGTCGCAACGATATAAAAGTAGACCTTGCCGGCGTTGAGCGGATCGCCGTTGTTATCGAAGAACTGGGGCTTGGCCTCGTAGATGTTGCCCTGTGGAGTGATGGTGGTCATCTATCGCCCCTGGAGAAAGAGATTGGTAGCCGGTACGCTGGCGCGGGCGGTCGCGTCGGGCAGCGCCACAATGCCGCGCGCCAAGAGTTCCCGCATGTTCCGGGGCGCAATGCCAAGGGTTTCATTGACCAGAGCATTGGCAATCCACGGGCGATTTGCCGCTGCCATGCCGCCTACGCCCGCGCCAACGCCGGCTATTAACGGCGCCGCCTGCATGATGTTCTCGGGGTGGTAGAAGTAAAGTCCCGCCGCGCCGCCGCCACCAAGAGCAATCGGACCAAGCCGCTTCACCAGTCCTCGGCCCTTTTCGCTGTCGGCAACGCTGGGCAAGAACCGCTGTGCGCCCGGTGCCATCGCACCAAGTTCCCCGAAGTCCGTGATGCTGCGCCCGCCGGCTTCCAGCTTGGCTTGAAGCTTGCTGGGGTCAATGAAGCCGCTAGACTTGTCAAGGGCTTTCTGGAGCCTCAGTGCGCCGGCGTACTGGCGATTGGCCAGCTGGTATGCCTCGGCCACGTTTTTCGGCGCATGCGTGAGAAACGCCTCATTAAGAGTTTTGCGAAGATCATTCGAGAGATTGCTCACAATCGGATTGGAACTAGCCGCGCCGCCGCTCAGCACGCTTCCGCGCCGCACCATGCCTCGGAAATCCTCGCCCGAGAGGCCGCCAGCACGAAGCGCGTCCATTACCTTGTCGATTTCTTTCACCACGTTCTTTTGCAGTGATTCTTTAAGATCGAACTGGTTGAGCGCACGGTTCTTCAGATCAATGAGCTTGTTCCACAGGCCGATGTCCCAGCTGGGAATATTTTGGCCTTGAGCCAGCGTATCCAACTTCTGCCCGACGCGGGTGGTATGCTGTTCTAATTGCGGCAGTGTGGTTCGCTCAACGTCCATGCCAACTTGCCGTAGCGCCGCCCGCGAGAACTGCCCTAGCTGTCGTTTATCGTTCCCGCCGAAGGCCCATTCCATGCCATGCGAGGCTGGTGACATACCGGGGACTTGACCAGGACGAACGTCCACGCCCTGGTTCTGCAACGCCTTTGCACTCTGCGCGTACTGCGGCGTCAAACTGCTGCCGAAGGTCCGATTCCAGACCGAGCCCACCAGCGGATTGACCACCCCGCGCATCGCCGCGCCGACACCAGCGCCCGTTGCCAGCTGTTCGCTAACTGGTGCATCGTTCAAGTTCGCGCCCAGGGCGGCGCTCAAGCCGCCCTCGATCGCGCCCTGCCCCATTCGTCCCAGCGTATTAGCGACGAAGCTATTCGTAGCCATGCCGGGGATGCCCATGGCGCCAATTACTGGCGCCTGGAGCGCTGTCGCCCCGGCCACTTCCGTGAGCGTGCTCTCAATCGGATTGGCCTCTTTGTAGTCCGCCCGCGCCGCTTTAACCCGAGCGTACTCTTGCGGGTATTGGGACTCCATTGCCAAGTTCACGGCATCGGTGAATGGCATCCCGTTTTGCCAATTCGTGAACGCCTGCCGAGCCGCGATGCCGCCGGCTTGAAACGGCACACCCAGCCCTTGAATATATCCGTTCATGGCGTTTTTGAACGAGTTCCATTCGACGGGCTCCAGCCCGCTAACGCCCTTTTCCGCCCGGCCTTGCTGCGTGGTGGGCGCCGGCTCCAGATCGAACTGCAAGCCCAAGCTGGCGCGGATTTTGTTGTCGATTTCCGTGTCCGGCACGTTTAGCTTTTTGAGCGCTTCACGGGCCGGCCCGATTTCACCATTTTTCTCCAGGAACTCAAAAATGTCCCGGTCCGCGATTTTCTTCTCGCGGGCGCGATCAATGAACTCCAGTACCGTAAGGCGGGGTTCCGCCATTGGGACCTACCTATTCCAGAGTTGCTGGAGAACGTCCTCGGGCGAGCTCGGGGCGGCGCTGGCCGGCTTCGCCGCGAATTGCTTGAGCGCCGCCACGGCTTCCGCATCGAGCTCGGTCTTGGGAACTTTATTGAGCCGGCTCAAGTCCGCACTGCCATACTTGACCACGCCGGCGTCCTCTAGCTGCCGCTGGAACCACGGGCGGAATGAGCTGGTTTGGCCGCTCTGCGTCCAGGCTTCGTAGAGCGCCTGTTCCGCGGCCTTGATGCCCTGAGTGAACTCGAAGTAGTTGAAGATGTTCTCGATGGCTTTCTTGTCCATGTCGATGTTGGCGTTGCCCAGCGAGCTCAACTTCGACCATTCCAAGTTCGTGATCTTGCCAGCGCCGAAGCTCGCTTTGACATTCGCCGTAGCGATCTGCAGCATGTTCTTCATCACGTACTGGGTATCGGCAAGGCCCGCGTCGCCCTTGCCATCGACGATGGCTTTGATGGTGGAGTCTAGTTTCTTCTGGTCCATGTTGCCGGACTGCACCAGAATATCGCCAAAACCCTGGACCACCTGTGCGAACGCGGCGCGGTTTTCGGCAAATCCACCAGTGCGGATATTGTTCAATACCGGCCGCACCGTGTTCACGATATTCATCACGGAGTTGTTCAGGTCCACCTGCTCGGCCAAATCGCTGCGGTAGGCTTCGCCTTTTTCGGCCCGCGACGTGAGCGCCTTGGCCTCGGACTCGCCCATTCCAGCTTGGCTTCGACCGCCGCCGCCCGCGCCAGTCCCGGGGATCTGCCCTCCAGAACCCTCGACCATCGGCGCAATCGCCGTGCGCGGGACGTACAGCACCGTACCGGGCTTGTAACCCATACGCTTGGCATCGGCATCGGTAAGCGGCACCGGCGTCAGCTGGTTCATATCGGCGGGGGTGGGAGTGTTGGCAACCGTCGCGCCAGCCACTCGCGGGCCTTTGCTGGGATCGTTGACCACGCCAACTTGCTGGCCACCAACATTGACCAGTCCCGAAGTCATCGTACCCGGGTTCGGCCCCTTGGCGAATTCCAGCAGCTCGGGGCCATTTGGCCCCATGACCGTCTGCGCCCGCGTTCCAGTGATCGTGGACTGCTGCACCGGCACCACTCGATTGCCCAGGTCCAAGTTGACCATCGCTCCCTGGATCATTGCCATGGAGTCTTTGGCGCTCATCGCGCGCAGCGCGCTCTGCTGGAGCGCGGTCAAGAGCCCCGGGCCATCCTTTGGCAACTTAGCGAGCATGTCAATCGCACTCTTACGATCCAGCATTCCTTCGCCGTAGAGCTCGCCGATCTTGCCGAGGATCTTGGAGCGAAGCTTTTCCGTGCCCTCGGGCGTGCCGACGAGAGTTTCCGCCTCCGGGATGAGCGAGCTCGCCGCTTGCCCGAACGCTTCCATCCGCTTCATGCCGAGCGAGAGTTGCTTCTCCAGGACCTCGAACTGAGTTTTCTGACGCAAGAGCGCGTTCGACGCGAACTCTTGGGCCTTGAACGCTGTGGCCGGGTTCATCGCCATGAGCATGGTAGCTTTGACGTAATCAATTTCGCCAGTGCGCGGATCGACCGACTGCTGCAAAATTGGCCCGAGAGCTTTGTTGGCCTGGAACTGCTGCTGGAACAGCTGGTTCTGGTTGAGCATGTTCTGGATTTGGGCAAACTTGCCGAACGTGTCCAGAGGCCCCTGGCCGCCGCCAAGCATTCCGCCGCCCTGCGGCGCAGTAGGCCACGGGATGTCAGCCATTAGGGCGTCCTCATGTAATTCCACGGATCAGGAGATCCATATCCAGTCGCATTTCGGATCGGATCAAGGATCAAACCCTCATTGCGATCTGGATTTACCCATCCCGATCCCGGAGCCAACTTGTCTTTTTGCTGGTTCATCAACCAGGCCAGGAACAGGTTATTGCTGAGTCCGCTGAGCCCGCCAGCAATGGCATTGGCCGCGCCCATGGTGCCGGCAGCTTGTGCGCTGCCCATTCCGCTGAGCAAGCTGGCAATGTTCTGGCTCGCGGCTGCGCTGGCGCCCGCGCCCGTTCCGGCCGCACCCGCACCGATCCCAGCACGTTGCTGCAACCGAGTGAATTCGTTCACATCCCGGCCCAGCAGCATATTGTAAATCTGCTGGTTCTGGCCCAAGTACGCTGCCATGGACTGCAGATAACGGCTGAATTGCTCCCCGTAGGTCTTGTCGGCTAGCCCGGTAGTGTATTCCGCCGCGCCCTTGAGGGCCATTCCGCTAGTACCCAGCCCGCGAGCCGCCGCGCTGCTCTGCATCGCTTTGAGGCCCTGGTCTCGAGTGAATTGATAGCCCGGGGTGGATTCCAGCCACTCTTGGGTGGGAGCCCATTTCTCGGGGAATGGCTGGGAAAGTTCCGCCGCGCGGCCGGGTGTGAGCATTGGCTGGAACGAGGCCATATCGCGGAACGCGCCTTGGCCCCCGGAGATGAACGGAATCAAATCCCCTCGGGTAATTCCGAACCTATTCTCCGTGCTGGCAATGCCCTCACGGGCCGCGGCAGTGTATTTGTCGGCGGCTTCGCCTGCGGCACGGGACTGCATAATTCCGCCAGCGAGCGCCCCAGCGCCCAGCGCCAACGGCACCGCGTTTTCCGTGGCGAACGTCCCGACGCTTCCCAGCACATTACTGAGAATCTCTCCGGTGCCCTCGAAGCAAGCAGATGCCCCGAGGTGTCGCGCCGGCGGAGGCCAACTAGTGTCGAACATCATGGCTCCTTAGCACCAAGGTCGAATTCTCTAGCTGGAACCCTAAGAAGTCCGCCAAGCGCCGTCCCTCGGGCGTCCACTCTCGGACAACCATTACGCTATACTGCGCGAAGTAGCGGCGCAAGAACTGCGTAGCGGCTCCCTTAACAAACCATTTTCCGTGGGCGGAGGGACGGACAGCGATATGCAGGCTTTCCGGCCGGCCATAAATCGCGCCCAGACACTCGTGTTCCCGCCAAATCCCCCAACACACTGGACACTTCATCAAGAACGTCATGACGTGCCCAGCGTCCGCGCCCGGGAACTTTTCCTTGAGCCGCTTCTCCGTGGCTACCCAAACCGCGTCCACGACGCTCCAGCTAACACCTTCGATCACCTGGATCATTGGACTCGAGTCCCGCGCAAAACCGCAGTGCCGCCATCGAGATTGTTGGAATTCGGCAGAATCCGAAGTGCCGTGACCGCACCAGTGCCACCGTTATAGCTGCCCCAGCCCCGCCGATCAAAATACAGCCCCGCAGCATCGGTGAACGCGGCCTCATAGGTCAGTTTTTTGTGGCGTGAGGTATTATCAGGGTCGTAGAGCCGTGCATGGGCGGATAGGAACTCCCCGGACGCATTGCCCAGCCCGGTGGCTAGCAGCACGCGCGCGGTGTCCTGTGCCGCCGCCGCCACGGTCGCCCCGCTATCGCCATCCAGATAGGTCCCAATGTAGCTGGCCGTTTGGAACGCCCCGGCGACTTTCACTCGAAGCCCAACGTCGATGTTGTCGGTGTCGAGCTCCAGATCGTAGATGTCCAAGTCCCACCAGCCGAACCCGGTCGGCAACGGGTCGAAATCCACACTAGCGCCGCTAAGCGCCTTCGTCCAGACGAAATTCTCTCCCAACCACTTCACAGTTTGCAGCAACACCACGTTTGGCCCGGCGACCACCGCGAACTCGCACAAGGCTCCAGCGTGAACTTCTCGGCCCTTGAGCGCATTCCCGGCCGGGTCCACCACGGCAATTGCAGCCAACCCATTGACTTGGAGCGTCATTGCGGCGGTATTGGTAAACCCCGCTAGAGCAAAAAATCGCTGGCCAACGACATAACCGCTAATCGCTGGGGACAAATTGAGTGTTTGCGCGTTGGCACTTCCGCCGGTAACACCGTAGAGCTCGGACAAATTCTGGCTAACAACGCCCAGATTAATCCGCGCGTTGGCTGCGTTGATCGCGCCAGTTCCACCATCGGAAATAGCCAGCGGAAGCGTAATGGTGGTGGTTCCGCCCCCGCCGCTGCCAGTCCGGCTCCAAAGCGCAATAAGCAACTCCAACCACACCCGCTGGATGCGGCCATCTTTATCCGTAACAGGCTGATTGATGACCGGAAAAGCTGCTGGAAAATTAGGCATCTTACGTCCCCATCGGCAACGGGGCAGGCAAATACGCCCCGCTCAATGAGGTTTTAGCGTTCACGCTCCAGAACAACTCAAAGCAGCGATACCGGGAGTATCCTAGCCGATTCCATTGTGGCTGCGTCAAGTATTCGCCAAGATCGCCAAGTGACTGCCCGATCGGTGTACCGTAGGTTTTGCCAAGATCATCGCTCCAACGGAGAAAAATCTGGACATCTTCACCGGACGCGGCGTTACCGCCCTCGATCGTGGCCCAGAAGGTATCGAACGTAACGCGCTTGCCTTCGGCGACGATGGGCGGAAAACCTCGGCGGCGAATAATCGGAGAGCCGTCGTCGGTGTAGGCATTCAAGCTCCATTCGTAGAGCTTGCCGCTGGTGTGGTCCCCGACAATGGTTTTGCCGCTAAAGTACGCCGCGCAGTTTGCGCGCACCATACACTCGCGGCCCTGTAAATCCAGCCAAACTCGCTCGTGCCACAATTCCGTCCGCAAATCGTAAACCCAGGTCGCTCCGCGCCCTTCATTCGCACTCGGGAAACACATCACATAAAAGATATGCCCCTCTTGCTGGTACGTGAAAGCATAAGCATTCGTCACGGTTGAGTACGTGCCGAACTGGTATTCGATAGCGTGCGTGGAAATCCGCTCCACTTTGTACGCTTCGGCTTTGTAAACCTGGAGTGCGCCGTTTTTATCCTGGCCCAGCCAGAATAACTTCGCTCCGTGCGTCGCGATGGTGTATTGCGCCAAGCACCCATGATCGACAAACGCGCCGGGGGTTAACTGGAATGGGAATGGAGTCGCCCCCGCGTTGTACCAGATTTCGGTATTCTTGGCGCCGATCAACCAGATGTCCCGGTGCGTTACCGCAATGCCGACCAGTAAATCCGGCGTGGCAGTTTTGGCAGCGATGTACAGCGGATCGAAAGTAATCGCGTTCGAATCACTGGAAAAGAAATTCCGAGTCCCAGGTTGATTGAACAACAAATAGGTGTCCAAGTATGCTACGAAATTAGAGCCCAAGAAGTCCGCATCGGTAATGGAATTGAACGCATGGGAGGACAAGTTGACCGACCAGCCCGAGGCGCTGCCATCGACAATCACTAAGTCCGTGCCGTTGTCGAACATGCTCACGCGCGAGGGCGATGCCGAAATCGTCCCCAGTGACGTGAGCGTCCACGCCGTAGAAATCAGGTACAGCGTGTTCCCGGCGACGCCAAAGCATTCCCCATTCGAGGCCACATAAAGGCCTCGCCAGCCTGTCGTCGCGGCGGTCGCCAAGGTTACCAGCCCCGGCGTGGGAAGCTGTGTAACAGGCTCGGGGGAGTCTTTGGGATTGAATTCCGGGTACAGATTTACCGAACGCTGTGCTCCGGACCAAAGACTCCGAGCCTGATACGCCCCGCCAATTAGCGGAACTTTCACCGGTGGGCTCCTACGCGGTCAGCACCGATTCCCACTTGTTGTTGCCGACGTTGACGTACCAGGCGTTCTTTGCGGTCGCCAAGTCCACGCCGGTTGTCCCAGCAGTACCGTCAATGGTCGGCACGGTGCCAGTGGCTTCATAGGCAAATACCTTGGCAGTCTGGGCGCCGTTGTTCGCCACGAAAACCACCGAGCCGGGGGAGTTCGGCGGCAGCTTCACGCTATCGTTCGCTCCCGCAACGGTCGCGATCTCGTTGACGCCGTTGATGAGTTGGGTCGCATTGGCCTGCGATGCATCGGCCTGGGCAGTGAGGCCGTACTGCGCGTTGAGGTTCTTGAGGCCGAAGAGCGAATCCGCGATCTCCTTGGCATTCGGCATCTGGAGTCCGGGGGTATACTGGGTTTGCACGGTCGGCGTTGCGACGGTCATGGTGGAAAGCCCTCCTTAATGGCTTTGATCCGAGTAGATGTTGTAGATCGCAGGGCGCTTGAGCGCCCGGGGCATCTTGAGCACCATCGGAGCGAACGTGGACGCGCGGATCACGCTCAGCGTCGAGGCTGCCAAATCCAGCACCATTTTCCGTGGTTGCACGGGATAGCTGGCGAACAGCCGCGCGGCCAAATTGTACCGCAGCGCGCCCTCGTACACCTCCGGCAAAGTGATCGTGGTGTCCAGTGACGTGAAGCGCGAGAGCACATCCTTCGTCAGAATGTGGACCTCGTAGATCGTGGCTTGCGGGACCGGCCACGGAAACAGCGCGCCAAACGGCGTTGTCGGATTGTACCAGACCGCGTAGGGGAACGGCCCCATTTGCTTGAGCGTAATCGCAGAGTAATCCTCGCGCGAGCGGATCACTTCCAGTGGATAATCCGGCCGCAGCGCGGGCGAGGCCACATTCAGTTGCCGAACGTAAGCAGCCTCAATACTGTCAGGCCGCTTCGACAAATTGTAATCTCCGCTCGGCCCAACAGTGTACGATTGCGCCCCGGTCGAAACGAAGCTGGTATCGGTCAAAGAATAAATCAGCCAACGGGCGAGCGCCCATTCTGAAATCAACTGATTGAGTGTAGTGAAGCAGTCGTTGGTGTCCTCGGGGTTCGGAGTTTGCCCGATACCAAGGACACCAGCGTCTTTCAGCGCCAGCGTGCAGATGTCGCGGGCAGTGGTCACTCGGACTCACCGGCAATGGTGTCGGGCACGGCCGGCGCCCCCACAGCGGCCAATAGCGCGTCGGCCTCGGCCTGATTCTTGGCGGTGCCCAGCGGCACTACGCCCTTTGCACCAGGGATCGCTCCGGGAGGCCAGATCACGGCCGGGAATCGCTCGTACTTGTACTCCGGGAACTCCATTCCCAAATAGTTGGGGTGCATTCCGGTAATTCTGGGCATCGGAACCTACTTTCGCTTGGACTTGGCACGGGCCGGCAGCTTTGCCACATCACCCTTGCCCATGGGAGCGGTGTACTCTTTCCCCACCGCCTTCGGGATGCCGAGAGTGGATTTGCCTTTGGCCGCAGCATACATTGCACGGGCTTGGGCTTTGGATTTCGCGGGCATAGGCTTTCACTCCGGCTAGAATGTGAGCGGGGGCCGAAGCCCCCGCTCAATCGCCGCTAAACCGCGTCAGCGACGATGCACGCCCACTCCGGACGAATCCAGAGATACCCGTACAGGATGTCCAAACGGGTAATCATCTGGTCAGTCCGAATGTCATACGCAGTGACCATACGCATGGAGATACCGTCCATGCGCTCGCGCGCGGCTTCGTGGACGCCCCGCGGAAGCTCCAGGTCCGCCGTCGCCATGGTCACGGCCTCGGGCACGAACGCGAAGCTCTTGCGGAACACACCACCTGCCGGGGTAGCCAAGCTGATGGCGGCGGCATCGGCCGGGCTGGAGTCCGTGGTCTGGTACTGGACCGCCACGCCAGCGACCGGCGGAATGATCGCCGGGTAAATGCTGAGCGAGGTCGCGCCGTTCGCCGCCGCCGCAGTCAGCACGAACTGCCGAAGCTGGCCCGTGGTGGCCTTGGTGACACGGTTGACCGCGTTCACGTCAGCGATGGTGATGATATCGCCCAGTGCCAGCGTGCCGGTGATGGCATTGACCACCAGAGTCGTGCCGGTTTGGCTGGCGCCATTCACCGTGCCGGCGGTGAAGCTGCCGGTGGTGTGCTTGAGTACCGTCTGGTCCTTCAACCAGTCGAAGCCCAGCGCCTGCTGCATCTTGGCGGTGGTGTACTGCCGGCCGATCGCCGAGCCGGGATTGAACAGGCCGCTCAGCGATGCCAGCATGCGGGCCTCGGTGAACGGATCGTTGATGACTCGGCGGTTGCCGACCGGCGCCGAGTTGGTGTCCAGCGTCGCACCGGCGTTCAGATACGTGCTCGCGACCGGAGAGAGGATCGTCCCGGCGCCGTCGACATTGGACACCAGATTGCAAATCCCGCCCTCGACACCGCTCATGATGTCCGAGGCCACCGCGCCCGTGAGATTGTTGATCGCCGGGGACAGCACGCGCTTGGAGTAGTCATCCAAGCTCATCGCCCGATCCACGCTCGAGAAGCTCACGTCCACGCCCTTCTGCGTGGCGACGGTGAGGGTAGTCGAGGTTTCGCTGGTATCCTGCACGCTCGCTGCCGCGCCGGTGCGGACGGTGTAGTCGTTCGGCAGGCGGATGCGGAGCGTGGTGCCGATCTTGGCGCCCTCTTGGGCGAACCGATCGTCGTACTGCTTGTCGATCACCTGCAGAAAATCGTTCGTGTTCATGAACAGGCGAACGGCCTCGCGGGTGATGTCGTTGATGGTTAGGAGTGAGTTGGCCATGATACCGGAATCCTAGCTAGGCGAGTTCAGAGTGTGGGCCTTCTTCCCACGTTGCCAAGAGCAAGACCTTTTCCAATGCTCATGGGATCTCGCCGGGCGCGACCCAGCCTGTTGCGCGTAGCCCAGGGGGTAGAGTGCCGGCCCCCAGTCCAGCTGCCCGGCTAATGCGGCCGGGCGTCGCCGTTGGACATCAGCTTCGACGTGCGCTTTCGCCACGCCATCCACTCGTCCATAGTCATCTCGCTGGTCGGCTTGTCCGGAACGCCGCCGTTCGGCGAAACCGGAGTGATCGGTGCGGGAGCGGAGCTCACCGGACGCGGGGCCGGGGGCGGTTTTGCGACCTTGGTTGCCAATTTGCTGATCTCCATGCCCATGCGAACGGGATTGTTGGCGAGAGCCATGATCCGCGAGGCCTCGTCGAGGTTTTTACCCAAATGGTAAATGACCTCGGTAGGGGCCTCGGTTTCGAGCGCCGCACTTACCAGCGGGAGCATGACCTCGGGACCAAGCTGGTTGATCGCGCCGACCGTCGCATCCCAATCAGCGTGCGTAGCTTTGCCGCTGGAATAGGCCTCGTTGGACTTGCGGTTGAAGTCGTTGATCTGCTGGATGCGAAGGGCCTCGGCCTGGGCCGCTCTCCGCATCTCCTCCTCGGTGTAGACCCGGGCGCCAGTGGGCGTGGGAGTCGGGGTAGGGGCCGGCGGCGTCACGCCAGTCCCTCCAGACCCCGGATCACCTCCTCCCATTTTGCCAGCGTTGAGAGCAGCTTCAGCAGCCTCCGCACGCTTCCGCCAGCCATCGCGGTCCTCAGCGAGCTCCGCTCGCTGGCGCGTGAGCGTGTCGATACGGGGCATCACCCACTTGGGAACAGTGGGCGCGGCGGGCTCAGGAGTGGGAGCCGCCGGAGCAGCAGCTTCCGGAATATCGGGCTCACCGCTAGCTGGTGCGGCTGGAGCGCCGTTCGATTGGCCGGGGGCGGGCGCCGATGCCCCACCAACTCCGCCCCCGGCCGGGTCAGCAGCAGGAGCCCCGCCACCACCCTCAGAATTTCGCAACAGCAGTTCCGTCCAACGGTCCAGTTTCATTGTGGGGCCTCAATGCAAAGGGCTGTGACGCATGGCGCGTAGTGGTGCCAGCTCCGCATCTTTGATTAGAGCATCGGCGATTTCGGCTTTCAAGGATTCCGGGTAGTTCATGGCTAACATTCGAGCCAGCGTGGCCCGAGCCTGGGGAATCAGCTTTGGCCAAGTCACGTTAATGAAGTGCGGTTGCGAGGGATTGAGCTTATACCAAGCATTGTCCCGGGCACAGACCTCATAAACCGCGCCCGCCATTTCGCGGGCGGTTCGCATCACTAGTTTGTGGGCGATCATTGGTGGGGCTCCTAACCGAAGTTCGCTGGCTGGCTCATGCCAGGATTGTATGGGCTGTACGGCGCATTGGGATTGTTCCAGTAACCCTCCCACATGCCCGGGGCCGGCGCTGGATTTTCGATCAGCGGGCCGAAATCACTTGCCTGGCGGTATTGAGGCTGAGCGACCGGCGTCATTGATTGCTCGAAGCCCGGCGCGGCGTAATCGGCAGAGCCGCCGGCAGGGCTATAGGTGCCCGCTGCCCACTGTGCCAACGTGGACTCATTGATCGGAATGCCCCGGCGCGACATTTCCGCATATGCCTCTTGTACGAACGGTGATGCCGCTGCACTGTCAAACGATAGGAATTCCGTGTCGGCGACCTTGCCGATGCCTGGGCGCCAGATCGGATGGATGCTCTCCGGCTCCAGCCATTTGCCGCTGGAGAAAATCCGCTCCGGGTCCGGCCCACCCAACGCCGCCAGCATCGCAGCAATGTCCTCATCGGTGTCGGACACGTAGCCGCGCGCCAGCAGAGTTCTGCCTAGACTGCCAGCGTTTAAAAGGGGCGCCATGAACTTGCCGAGCTCAATCGTCGGGTCCATGCCCATTTCGCCGGCGCGCACTTGGAAATTCCCTGGCAGGTCCCGAAGCCGCGCGTCGTACTCGCCCATGAGCATGTTGAAAGAGTTTACTCCTGGAGCAAGTGCCCGCCCAACGACATCTGGACCAATCCCGTTGTCGCCGCTAGACGCCAGCACATCAAGAAACCCCCACGGATCGGTGCCGAGCCAGGCTTGCCCATTCGGCCCCACGCTGGGATTCGGCCCAAACCCAGTGCCATACAGCATTGAGGCCATGGAGAGCAACTGGCCAACCACCGGCAGGGCTTGCGAGAACAAGCTCCCGGCAGCGGCGCCGGTCCCAGCCAGACCACTGGACGCCGTTCCCAGCCCCGCAGCAGCGGCCGCTGCTTCTCCTGCCGCTGCGCTTCCGCCGAACAACGCATTCCAGGCCGTTGTCGCAGCGGCACTCTCGATCGCACCAAGATTCCCATCCCAAGTCGGCATTTAGAGGCCCTCCGCGCGGTCGACCGTGGCCGCTCCGGTATCCTCGCCGGGCTCGGGCAGGGCCTGCATGATCGCGTCCATGATAGTTTGAGTGAACAAGAGCCGGAAATTCTTGTCCTCCATGCGGTCTTTGAATACCACGGCCAGGCGTCGAGTTTGGGCGTCGTAAGCGTCGATGTCGCGCTTGGAGTCTTTGGACTTGAGTTGCAGCTTGCTGGTCGCGATTTGGTCCAGAGCGTCGGTAAGGAGCGCTTTGAGCTGGCCGTTTTCCTCGGAGAGCTTTTGGACCTCCGGAGACGGCCCGACGCCAAGTGCCTGCGGCGGGACCATACGCTTGAGTCGCTGAGCGGCCTCGTCGGCCATCGGGAAATCCGCCATCTGCATCATCAGATCGCCGATGATCGGAGTGAGCTCCTTGGACTGCGTGAGCAACAGTACCAGGGCGTCGAATGCCTGCTCGCGCTTGGTGGCGTAGCCGGGGCCGGCATCGGCCTCCACCCAGTACTTGCCTACGTTGGGGTTGAAAATTTGTTGCGCCCCCATCACCATTTCTTGGAGCTTGGTGGAATTGGCCTGTTGGGCGTTGGGGTCCATCTGGACTTCCATGGTGGTGCCGTCCATCGCCATGATGGTAAGCACTCGAGGGGTGTCGTAGACCTTGGGCAGCAAATCCAGGATAATTTTGCCAGTGAGCGTAATCGCCCGGGCCAGGTTGTTGTGGAAATGGTATGTCGCCAGGTCGCCGACCTTTTGGCGGTTGCGGAGCGCCACACCCGTTCGCTCGTTCCCTTGCTCCCCCATGTTGCCTTCGTATTGGCCGCTCGCGGCCATAAGCTCGCCCAGTGCGATCTGCATGCCTTGGATGTAGGCCTGGGCCATGACCGGGGGCTGCGGGCGCTGGGGCTGATCGAGCTTCACATCGGGGCGATCGGGGGTGTAGCTGCGGTACGGCAACACGGAATAGTTGCGGCGATTGGCGGTGTTCCAGAATTGCTGGAAGCCCTCAATGGCCTCTACGCTAGCCACCCAGGGGGTTTTGTCCTGCAAAGCGACCTGCTCGGTAGCGCTCGAGCTCCAATAATTGTACATCCGCTGCGGATCGAGCATCGCGCGGGTGTGGGATTTCACGTCGTACTCGCCCTCAATCAGGGTCTCATTACCCACCAGCGGCACGATCGGAATGTACTTGCCGAGCCACGGACGCTCATCCACGATCTTTCCGCCGCAGATTTTATACCACATGACCTTGCGGACCAGCAGATCGCGGGAGCGAATTTGCGGATCGGCGCGCACCGCCGCCACAAGTTCACTTGGCATTTCACTTGCCTTGACCATTTGCCCATCGGGCAGCCGGAACAGGGTGTCTTTTTCCTCCTCGATTTCGTAATACTCACAAATTCGAGTGGTCTCTTCGGTCCACCAGCCTTCTTGGTCGAAATTGCTCGTCCGGACTAATTCCTCATTAATTTTGGGGTATTGAGCCTTGAACAATTCGTTCGGCACATCCATGAAAACGAATGCCCAGCGCATATCAGACTTGTCGATCTCCTTGGTATCGGGATCGACATACACCCCACGCGGCTCCTTGACCGCGCGAATCAAGATCTCTTGGTCGAAAGAGTCCTCGTCCACATAGTCCGTGACCACGCGCCAGAATCCAAAGCCCCCATTGACCTGATGCTCCGTCGCCGTGTCGTAAGCATCGCGGGCGTTGGAGCGGTACTCGATGTTCCGGACCACGCCCATGTAGACTTGGGCAGAGTCGTAGGTGGCGCCGCCGCCGGTGGCTTTGATGGTGATGCCGGGCTTATTCTGCTTGGCGTCGTTGATGATTTTGAAGTTGTGCTGTTGGACCTTGTTGATGGTGAGCGTGGGCTTTTCGTCCAAGTCCCGTGAGGCCAACATGTCGTTGGGCCACTGATAACGGTTGTAGAAGTCCCCGTTGGCGAACTTGGTGTCGTCGAGGCTGCGACGATAGGCCACGGAGTAATAGGATTTGGCGTAGTTCCAGCGGAGCTTGGCTCGCTCCAGAACTTCCTTGTGGCGCTTGCTGTCCGTCATCGTAGCCATCCTAACGGGTTCCCCGTACCCAAGTGCGGAATTTGAAACGGCACAGCCTCACGTAATTTGGCAATGAAGGATTCAGCCGAGCTCGGTTGAGGAGCATTAGCACACATTGCGACATACCGCCACGCATCCGCACCGTGGCTCGTCCAATCGTGGACCGGGACCTTAGACAACGAGCCTTCGTCGTCCACGATTTTGTAGCGATAGTGCTTTAGCGCGCGCAACAGCGGGGCACACTTGAGCTCATCGAACCAGGACGTGGCGAAGAAGCTCCGCGCCGCCGCGATGCCATCGGCCAAGGAGTGCATTTGCACGAGTTGCACGGATTTCAAGTGCGTCATGCATTGCTCCTGGATGGTGCGGCGCATTCCAAGGCGCTTGGCCTTTGCGTCGTGCGGCAGCCAGTGGCACTTGTACAAGTAGGGCTTCGCCTTGACCAGCGAAATGTAGTGTTCCAGCGGCTTTAAGCGGTCCTCAATGCAATCAATGACACGATTCTCGGTGCCCATTCGCTGATAGAAGATGATAAATGTGGAGTCGGAGTGGCCCAAATCCCAAATGGTTTCGACCGGGACCAGGGGCTCGTAGCTTACCGTGGTGATGCGTCCGCTCGCGTAAGCCGCGCGCAATTGGTCGGCGTAAACCGTGCCGGCCAGCACCATTTTGCAGTGACCTTCCCAAACGTTCAAGTATTCGTCCGGGTTGGTCCGCTGCATTTCGTCTTTTTCTTCGTGAAGCTCCTCCGGGAACCAAGGGTTATCTCGCCAATTGAGCTTTACCACCGTGGCGTTGGCGCGCTTGGTAGTGACGAATCGCTTGTAAGTTTCGTCGGTTTCGAGCTCCGGATTGAACGAAATCCAAATCTCGCTGCCGGGGGCGCGAATGGTGGGCGTGAGGAAATTCCATGAGTCCTTGGTGACGAGATTGGCCTCCTCCACCCAGCAGATTTGCACTCCTTCGTAGGATTTCACCTTTTGGGGGTTGTTCTTGATACCCAGGAAGATAAATTCCGAGCCCTCCGCGCTCGTCCCAGGGCGGCCAAAAATACTTTGCTTCTCGATTGTAAAGTATTCCTTCAGGCCCATGAGGGCGATCTGCGTGACCAGGAGCTTATGTACCGATTCCTCGATGGAATTTTGGAATTCTCGGACGCAGAGCACCCGCAATCCGCCGCTCATTGCTTTGATTAGTAGCGCCCGGGCGAAGCCCCAAGAGCGGCCGGCGCCGCGCCCGCCATACGCCACTTTGTAGCGTTTTGGTTGGAATAGAAACGCCAGCTTGGGCGGAAATTCCGCCTCAACGCTCAAAGGGGCTATGGTGAGTGCTGGGGCCATGTTCAAAATTTGAATGTGGGATCAGCGCTGCGAATTGCCAACAAGCTCGGTCACGTTAATCGTGCCCGGCGTGGCATCGTTGCTCAGTGCGGCTAGCTTTCCGCCCGGCGGCGCGGCAAAAATGTACATGCCGGGGCCAAGCAGCAGTGTCGAAGTGGAGCTGGCGGTCGGGTCGTTGCCAATGGCGATTCGCACGCCATCCCCAGTAACTGCAATCATAATCGCCCAAGTGGTCGTCGCAAACGCCGTGGTTTGCAGACTAGCTCCGCCGGCCGCATTGTACGCCCGATTTTGGCTCGCCCCCAGGTCAAAAATGTTGAGCGGGCGCTGCATCTGATCGACGGCGGTTTTAACGCTCACGGCCGAATTCTCCCGTTCAAAAAGATGCCCTGGAACCACGGACCCAGCATCGAAATCACACTTGTACTCGCCACCGGAGCCGCGCCGACCTTCGGAAAGTACCTCGGGGCGAAGTACTCATTGCAAAAGTACCGCTTAGGGAACATTCTTCGCCCGATCCAGCATCGCTTGGTCCCGTGGCATAAGCGCCGCACGCTCTTCCGAGCTCAAATTAATGACCACGAAGGGGCTTGGCGGCGGAATTGGGCCTTCCGGGGCGATTTTCGGGGTTTCGGGGAGCTCTTCCACCTTGGGAGTGCCACCCAGAGCCTGCCAGAGGCGACTTTTCCACCCAATTCGAGCCGGCGCCGCCGCTAATTGCTCAATTCCAGCGCGGAACTCTTCAATCCAGCGGTCAATTTGCCCCACATTGGCCTCTTTTTGGGCCAGCGCAAGCTTGCCCTCGGCGATTTCGCGGACCAGCGCCGCCCGTTGTTCGGCCAGCGCCCCGATTTGCCGCTGGAGTGCCCCGGCCGGGCGATGAAAGCGTTCGGTGAGCATGGCTCGGGCTCCTTAGAGGCTCAAAACAATTGCACTGCGATTGCCATCCGCGTCCACAGTGGCAGAAATTCGGGTGAAACTGGTGCCGCCGATCTCGTTGATATTCACCGTGGTCGTGGCAGCGCCGCTGAGCACGCCCGCCAGGGCCGCTGCACTGGCCCGCCACGCTTGCCGTGGAGTCACACCGGCTTCGATGCCGTTCGAGCGGTCCAGCAGAGCGTCAGCAATGGAATTATCGAACGTGCTGTCCGTGACGGCGGCGGTGATAGCACCTGCTTGGAAGCTTGCCGTGGCGATAGCATTGGCATTCACCGTGCCCACAGTTACAGCGGCAGTGACGCTGGCCACGCTGCCCACCACGTCGCCGCCGACATTACCAACTACGCTACCGACCGAGCCGGTGACATTGCCGCCGACGTTGCCGGTCACGCTGCCAACCGCCCCAGTAACGCTTCCGACCGAGCCACTCAAGTTCCCGGTGATATTCCCGGTGATTGCCATAGTGGCAGTGGCGGCGTCCAGCGCCACTCCGCTCGCTCCCGCAGTAAGTTCCGCACCATCACCAGTGCCCGCGCCGGTGGACTTCAGCCCATGGCCGTTGGTCGAGGCGGCGGCGAGCGTGATGCCGTTGCCCGTGGCACCAGAACCACTGGTAAAAATCGCTCCATGGCCGGTGCCATTGCCAGTTGCCACGATGGCACTCTGGTTGGCAGAGCTCCGTGCAATGGAAAGCCCGTCCGAGATCGTGAACGTGCCGGTGCAAGTGAGCGCGGCCAGCGTAACCGTGCCGGTGTTGGCACCGTTGATGATGAGGCCCCCGCTAGCGGCTGCGGCGGCATTAGGCATGGCCGTAAGCCCCATCCGCACCGAATCTTGCGGATTGTAGGCCACGAGCTCGATCTCGATTGGCAGCGGCGCCATGTTGGTCGCGCCCTTAAATAGCAGCGCGACCGAGTTGACGCCCGTCGCCAGGCAGGCATCGGGGATGTCGAAGCGGTAAAACCCCGGCATATTCGTGGCATCGACTTCGACGAAGCCGCCCGAGCTCCAGGCGCCACCGACGGTCTGCGTCGCCAAAGTGATCGAGGTCGCGCTGCCCAGCGGGCGCACGTAATAGGCGGTCAGGCTTGCGGTGTTGAAGGCTAGGCCGGTCAGCCCGGCGCCGGTGGTTACGCTGTTGTTCTGGATGAACAGGTACAGCGTGACGCTGGTCGAGCCCTTGAGGATTTGCAGCTTCATGGCTCACCCCAGCGGATTGTTGAAGAACGGGCCAGAAGTACCAAGACCGTTGAGGATGGCGTTGCGGCGCAGGGCGACGCCGGCAGCAGCCGCCACACCCACCGAAAACGCCAGCTTCGGCCGGAACATGCAGAACGGATCGAGTGACCACTCCCGAATCAACTCGTCAGGCAGCGCGTAATCCCAGCCGCATGCAATCGGCATATCGCCATTCGCCGAAGATGCGGAGACCTGCGCCGGCAGGCCGCCGAGGGCGAAAGTCTGCCCAGACTCCAAGATGTCGCGAACTGTCGTATCGGAACTGGTGGTTGCGTCCACGCCGTCCACCCAGATCGAATGTGCGGTCGAAAGACGCCGGCCGACCCAGGCATGCTGGTTCCCATCCACAACGCCGGATGCGTCGGCACCGCTGACGGCCGGCGTCGGATTGCCGAACGTGAAAAACGCAAATGTCCCGCTTACAAGAGTACCAGCCTTGTTGCGATTTGCTATCAGCCGAAATTGACCAAAGCCTCCACTTGTTATGCGCTGCCCACCCAACTCGTAGCCCACAGCGGCCGACGCTGGAGAATTTGATACTGCACCAACGGTGAAGTCGCCTGTGCCAGCGCCGTTGCTCGTCACGACCGGAGAAAATGTGCCGAAGGAAATTTTTGTGTTGTCCGCCGAACTGAAATGCAAACACGGCCCAAAGGTCGATGCTCCAAACGTGACGTTCGTATTTATCGGAGTCGACGGCAACTTGGTCGTGAAGCTCCACGCCAGATTGCCGCCCAGCGTCACGCAATATGCCAAGCCCTGCGCCAGCGGGTGGTGCGGGTCGATCTCGTAAAGCCACGGCCGCGCCAGGATGTCCTGCGACGTGCAGGGTGCCAGGATGTTGAGCGGCCGGTGGATCACTGGATTTCCGGCACTTGCGGATCGAACACGATGGAGATTTC